AGGCAATGATAATAAAGCTGATGAAGGCAATGATAATAAAGCTGATGAAGGCAATGATAATAAAGCTGAAGAAGCTGAAGATAATAAAGCTAAAGAAAAAGAAAATAATTCAAGAGCACGTAATTTGAAGGTCTTTATTGATAATATGATTAATAGTAGAAATCGTAATTTAAAAATAGGAAATATAGTATGTGCACATAGACGCACTGAAGGTTATTTCATTAACGATTCCTTAAAAAAAATTAGAGGTGTAATAAGAGATTTATTATATGAGAAAAACAAAGACGCATTAGGTGTAGTTCCCAATTATATTGATATTTGTTTTGATAAATATTGCCCTACTCATGAAAATTGTTTTGCATTTGATAATGAAATATCAAAACCAAGTGAGGATGGACAAATAGACAGTGTTATATTTCAACAAATATATCAATATCTAAAAGGTCAAGACCCGGACTACTCAATTCAACAAATGTATAAAGATATTCTTGTAGGTGTGTTTTGTGTAATAAATATATCCAAAGAAGCAAATAATCCTCCTCCAGTTCCTTATGTAGATATTAATGATTTGAAACGTTTAGTCCATTTCAATTCGGCAAAAGAAATATTAGGTTCAGTAACAGGTAACACGCCCAAACAAGGTAATAAAACAAATGAATTTATTAGTTTAGCTAAAAAGTTAATTAGCGTAATTGAAAACAAGTATATTGACGTAATAGATGGACGAAAAAAAAATAAAATAGAAGATATACAAGATGCATTAAGCAAGATAAAAGATGAATACGCGTTTCATACAAAAATAAAGGGGGTAGAAAAGGATAATCTCAAATCCAGTTTTCAAATATTTAAAATAATCGTTTATCATTTAAACGAAATTGGCGGTTATCAAGTTGGCGGAAAGCGTTATAAAATGGCAAAAGTTGAAGATATAAATATAAATGAATTGTTTACACTTGATTTAATTAGATTATATATACTTAAACAATGGGCAGAGGTAAGTAAAGAAGACAAAAATGACAGTCGTGTATATGGTAAACCTGAATTAAACGAAATGGGAACCTATTATGGTAGGGACAAACAAGATATTGATAAATATATTAAAAAAATTCATCCTTATTTTATTGATATGTACAATATAATCTTTTTTCCAGGCTATGTTACTGCGTTAAACCAAATAAATATCAAAACAACATCTAAAAATTCAATAAAAGAAGAACAATATAATTCAGAGAATAATGTCTATGATAACATGGCAGACATCATACGTCAAACAATTAAAAATAAAAAATATAACCTCGACACTAATCATGATATTACAATTTTTGAGGACCCAAATGATAATATAAACATGAATAAGAAAAATGATAATAATAAAGATCGTAAGGAAAATTATGTATCTGCGAATGAGATGATTAAATTGGCAATACAAGAAATTAATAATGTAATAGCCAAAAACGAAGCACTGACTATACGGTTTGTAGATGTTAATACTGCAGAATATAATGAAGAAGTTAAAAGTAGTCTTGAAACTATTAAAAGTGATATTATCAAAGATGTTAATAATAATACAGAAAAAGCAAAGCTGGATTCAAATGATAGCGATGAATCAGATTCATATGATAGCGATGGTTTTGAACCAGAATCAGACAATGAAGCAGAATCGGGATCAGGATCAGAAGAGCAAGTATACGAACTTCTAAAAAATAATCTTAACCAACCAAACAATGAAAACTTGTTTGCTTCTGAGAAGGAAAAATTTAATAATTCTACAGAAGCTAATTTAATAGAAATGATTAATAAATCAAAATCTGTAATTGATTATATAAAAGAGTTTTTGGAGATAGTAGAAAACAGTAATGCCATATCAATGGTGGGGACATTGGAGTTTACTGATAAAATAGCAAAGTTGAATACTGTAGCAACTATTTGCAATGAAGGTACTAATGAAAATTTATTTGAAAATTTTAAGAACAACATTACGATGAAACCATTATACGGACAAAAACCCTCATCTGGAGGAAGTTTAAAAAAAAAAAGAATCACTAAAAATTCAAAAACAGGTTCAAGAAAAATAAAAAAAGCATAGTTTAGTGATAAGTATTTTTATCCAAAAAAATATATTTATTATGTATAACATATAATAAATAAGAATGGATAATCCTAACCAACAAAATAATGAATTAATTAAACAAAATAACGAATTACATAGTAACCTTCTTAGCCGTATAGATTCAATTACAGGAAATTATAATTCAAAAACAAATAACAAAGGAAAGACGATAATTATAAATGATAGTAATGGAAATGAACTCTATTCACGAATGGAAGTACATATGAGCAATATTACAAACAGTTTTCTTAATCGTAAAAGAAAAAGAGAAAGAGAACAAACTGGTTTAGCTTTAGCAACAAGTGTTATTATAAATGAAAAAGAGAAAATAAAACGAACATTAGAAGCAGAAAAAAGGGTAGTTGAAAAGTTGAAAAAAGTTGAAAAAGAAGAAAAACGAAGATTAGAAGCAGAACGAAATGAAAAGAATTCCACTGCTATTGCTATTTCTACACACATTCAAGAAATGTTACAAAAGAAACGAGCGGCAGCAGAAAGACAAAAAGAAGAAGAAGAACAACGAAGATTAGAAGAACAGCGAAAACAAAATATTTCCACTGCTATTGCTATTTCTACAAATTTTCAAGAAACAAAAAGACAAAGATTAGCAGCAGAAAAAGAAGAACAACGAAGATTAGCAGAAGAAGAAGAAGAAGAAGAAAAACGAAGACAAAATAATTCCACTGCTATTGCTATTTCTACACATATTCAAGAAATGTTACAAAAAAAACGAGCATTATCAGAATCAAACGACGAAGAAATGTTAGAATTTATACAACAAGCCGAAGATGGATACCTAAAAAGAGAAGAAGAAGCAGAACAACGAAGATTAGAAGAACAACGAAAACAAAATATTTCCACTGCTATTGCTATTTCTACAAATTTTCAAGAAACAAAAAGACTCCGGTTAGAACAAGAAGAAGCAGAAAGACTCCGGTTAGAACAAGAAGAAGAAGAACAACGAAAACAAAATATTTCCACTGCTATTGCTATTTCTACACATATTCAAGAAGCAAAATTAGAAACATCAGATGCAGATACAGTAGCTACAGATTCATATTCAGGTGATAGTTTTGAAACAGAATCAGATGAAGAAGAAGAATCGGAACAAAATACACATACACAGATTGGCACAGCTACAGCTATGGCTATTTTAAATAGTAATTTAATAAAAGAAACATCTGTTATCAATAAAAGTGGACCCCTACCGAACCAAACAACTAGCAAACGTGTGATTGATCCTAACCAATTTAAGACAGCCGTTTCAACTGCGATTGCTATACATATAAATAACCAAAAAGATCTTTCATCAACAACAGGAGGACCAACACCATCAAGATCAACATCACCAACACCATCAAGATCAACAACATCACTAACAGGAGGACCACCAACAGGAGGACCACCAACAGGAGACCTTACTAACGATGAAGAAGGTATTATTGCGGGTATAACGGCTATCGTAATGTTATTAATAAAAACAATTATTAAACAAAAAATGGGGGATTTAATAATACTAGATGAAAGCGATCGTAAGCATAAGCAATGTAAACAACTTATTGAACAGGAATATTCACAATATAAAGATGATGATTTGAAACAAGTTATTTATACTTCATATGACAATGAAAATTGCTATGGTATGCTTGTAACTAAAAAAAGAACCGACACTGGCCAGCTTATTGATGAATCTATTGATAACATTGTAGTACCTATCAATAAACTGAACAATAGCGAATCTAATGGTACCGGAAATGGTACTGAAAAGGGTACTGAAAAGGGTACTGAAAAGGGTACTGGAAATGGTACTGGAAATGGTACTGGAAATGGTACTGGAAATGGTACTAAAAAGGGTACTAAAAAGGGTACTAAAAAGGGTACTGAAAATGGTACTAACACTAATGCTACAAATGGTGCTAATGGAAATGGTACTGGAAATGGTGCTAAACAGGGTGCTAAACAGGATGACGATAAATCGTTACAGATAGCAGTAGCGGTGACAAATGTGTTTAAAGATAGATTGGGTAATAAATCAGTGCCGCCGGTAAGATCAAGTGTACAAGTAGATACGGGTATTGCAACTTCTGTTGCAATTGCGACAGCAGCAGCAGCAGTATTAGCGAAATAAAATAGAAAGAATTATATAAAATATATTTATGCGTAAAAAGATACATAAATATATGGGTATAAAAAATATATGTCCAAATATGTTTTAGCCAATGTTGAAATACCAATTGAAATAAAAGAAGATGGAGATATTGATACATTACATTCTTATGCGCAAATTGAAATTATAAGACAAATTCAATCCCCTGAAGAAATTGTAAGAACCGACTTACTACCGATTCAAACCCAAATTGACAATTTATTTATTCCACAAAACAATTTAACAGAATTATCAAACAACAGTTCAAATGATAACGCATCTGACATTAGTACTGAAACAGATAACACCAGTGATAATGATAGTAGAATAGTTGTACATAAAGAAGAAATCAAACCTCGTAATAAAGAACCACATAACACTACTTTTAAAAATAATCCTAAACGCGGTGGAATGCACAACCGTACTGCAAAAAAACACAATTAATTCATGTACGGTCTCTGATTCTTCTCAATTACTAAAGGCTCTGGCAAATATACTTCCAAACCATCTATAAAATTAATACTCTTCGGATCTTTATACACCGGCTTCACCACCTCTTTCGGTTTCACCAAATTTGTAGAACCTATTCCAAACAACTCCGACTCCACATCCGTATAATTATTACACAACTCTTCCCGCGCCGTCTTCGCCGGTAACAAACCCTTGCCCGGATGATAACTACTATACGCCTTCGCACTTGATGAATTCGTATACATCACATACTCTCCCACACCCTTATTCATCTTTTGCTGCTCTATGTAATTCCCATGATCATTTTTATTCCTCGTTGACGCCATAATATATTATACTTCTATATATTATTTATCAATATTATTTTTATTACTTTAATCTCTGTATCATTTCTTTAAAACAGTTTGAATCCTCCATCACTACATTCCCATTATCTAAATACTCTTTCAAACATCTATGAAAATACATAAAATAATCATACGAAAAACATACTGCTAAACCTATCTTCCTATCCACAGATATCATCTTACCCGCCGCCAACTTATATATCTCCTCAAAAAAAAACTCCCCTCTCGTCCTCTCAAATACATCATCCATCGCCCTGTTTGCCGCTTCCTCGTCAAAACCTACCTCATCTATCGTCTCCTCGTCAAAATTCTCTTCTATCTTATCGCACATATCCTCTATCTTCTTCCTTATACTCTCTTTATTCATCTTAAATACACACCGTAAATTCTCCCTATACCCCCTGTCCGAATCATAATCCACTACATATCCATACTCATAATCCATACTCTCCTTCCACTCACTTGTTTATATAACTATCTATATAAACAATTTATTTTCTACCCTTCTTTGCTGATCTTCTACCTCTCTTACCCTTCATACCTCTTGACTTCTTACCCTTCTTTGCTGACTTCTTCGATCTCTTCGCTTTACCACCACCGAGTACTTGCATTTTTTCTTTTATTTTATCCCTCAAATCCGAAGGAATATCATTTTGTTCCATGCCGTCAATGTATTTATTATACACTATATCAATTTTTGCATCTTCATTAGCTGCTTGACTAATATCATTTTCATTATCACTAATTATTGTATTAAGTTTAATGTCATCTACTATACTGGAGGTACTATTACCTTCTGTCATTTTTACAGTGGTCTCTCCATTGTCCTGTGTAACAGTAATTATCGTACCGTTATTCTTAATGTTTCCATTTTCTAACTCTGCATATTCTTTACTCTCACTCATGATTTCTTATATACTACCATGATAAAAAAGTATAACCGAAATTCCTAAATTATTTATTCTTTTTCAAACGCCCCAATCCTACCTATCCCTAAATACTATCTCTCCTCAAGCCGTTTAATATATTTATTTAATGTTGCTTATGAACTTTATTATTCTTCATCACTTGTATCATTGCTAACAACACTAACATTACCATATGTATTTTCATCACCGTCACTGTCATATCCGTCTTCATTCTTTAGGTCAATTTCTTCAATAAAACTGTTTCTATCCTGTACTTTAAAAAATAATAGTATATCGTCATCCGTAAAATGATCTCTTTTCGCTAAATAATTATAATGATCTGCATTTTCGTTTTTTTTAATATGTTGTGTGAACTCAAAATAATGTATACTTCCTTTATTATCTCTATTATCCTTTTTTTCAAGTATATAATCTGGGAAGAATTGCAAAACTTCACAGTGTTTTTTAAATCCGGTATCTATATGCAATATATATAAGTCAATGTTCAAAAAATGTGTATAAAAATAAATATGATCGCTATCTCCATATTCTGATGTTTTGCCATCATTCACATATTTTTGTAACTTCTTAATTCTTGGTAGATCCATATTTTCCGTCAAATTGCTTACTTCATCATCATCATCATCAGATTTAGAATTATTATCATCACTAACAGTACGATGTGACCTACGTGAAGATATCTCGTTATAATCTATAAGATCATATACATCCTTAGTATAAACGAAACGTTTTTTTAATTTGTTTATTATTGTATTCAAATTGTCGTCTTCTTCTATATTATAAAATAATGTAATAACCTTTTTAAAATGGACAAATCTTTCGTTATTATGTTGATCGGTAATACTAAGCATTGTATTTCGTTCTTCTTTAGATTCTTCAAATTCATTTTTCAATAATTCTATAAACCGGACATAAAAATAAATAAAATAACGAACATCTTTATTATCATCAGTTATAATTTTAAACATATCATCTTTGTCCTCTTTCTGCATTTCTTGTATAATTCCAAAAAACTTACTTTTTTTTTCTTTGTCTATTGTTTCAATCAAACTATTAAATAAACAATTGCCATCACCAGGTATTTTCCCGTCCGTAAACATATTTTCCTCTACATCTTTGCAAAATTCTATTTTAAAGGGACTTTCTTTTTCTAGAAAATTCTTTGCAAAGTATTGAATAGATTCCTGTGTATCATTATTTAGATTATTTTTTAATTCTATATTTTTTAGACTTAATATGTTGTTATTATTTTCAATAATATAGAATAGTTTAGCTTCATTTATAGGATTAATATTACTGGCATAATTTCTCGTTAATTCTAATAAAATATATTCATTTATATATTGTCTGACAAGAATTACCATTTTATCTATGTCGTTTGAATTATTATGACTGTAATCAAATCCTATATAAAGAATCATGTACATTTGCATAGCATGATCTTCACTTTCTAATCTTTTAAATTTTAAATCATAGCTCAACATATTTTGAATCATTGTAAAAATAGATCTGTGTTGGTTGGATACAGCGCTTGATGCAGAGTTCGGCCTTATTTCAACATTAATAGGAGTGACTGCGCGCGTCATATAATTAGGACTATTGGATTCACCCCTATTGTTTTGATTATTTTCCTGGATTTTCTCGTATATTTTTATTATTTTTGTTTTAATTTCCTGTCTTAATTCTTTTTGACGGGGTTCTATAATATCAAGGATATCTTGCCGTCTGTTATTATTAGTGTTATTTTTTACTACTGTAGCTATTGCAGTTGCTATCGCAGTTGATAATTCTAAACCTGATTGTTTTTTCTGTTGCTGTTGTTGTTGGTGTTGTTGCTGCTGTTGCTGTTGCTGCTGTTGATTGCTTTTGTTGCTACTATAGCTGTTGTTGTTTACTGGCCCCTGTTGTGCTTGTTGTTGTTGATTGCTGCTATAGCTCTTGTCGTCGCTGCTCTTATTGTCGCTGCTATTGTTGTCACTGCTATTGTTTTTATAGTCAAGATTCATACTTTTAAATACTTCCGTTACTATTTTATTCATATCAATATGTAGTCTTTTTTCACCAATAGTAACCTCCCAGTTAAATACATTATCGGAATCGGAATCTATATTGGGAAATTTTACGTTAATAACGTCATTACTCATTTATACTTATATATTATATAAATATAATCAATCAAACAAATTTATTATACTTCAATTAACTACTAAACCTAATTTTCTATATTTTTCGTCTTTATGTACAATAAAACACATTAACTGGGAAGTAGAGACATAGTATCTACAATAATTTCTAATATTTCAGGGAATCCATTCGCGTTTGAACCTTGCGAATTGTTTGGATCTTGCGAGCTACTTGTATCATTTTTCTTCGTCAATAGATAATTTCTATTTTTTATATTACGATACAAATAAATTGTATTTTCATCTTTGTTTCCATCTTTGTTTCCATCTTTGTTTCCATCTATTTTTAATGTTAATATGTCACGATTTTCACCAAGAACACCGGTTGCAATTCTTGTAAGCATCTTTATATTTGTTTCGGGTTTCGGACGAACAAACACAACAACTGATTTTTTATATATATATGAAAGTAATATGAGTTTCATTTCAAATGAATTCTCAACAATATCGCTAATATTCGGTTGATTGTTACCATTCTGTTTTTTATCTATAAATGGAACAATTATTCTTTCTTTTATTATATTTTCATCATAAGTACCAGGTGTTGTATCTTTTAACAGGGTATCCTTTATTTTATCTAACATTCCCGAAATAGTAATAATATTTTGAGCATTGACGTAATCTTGTAATTCTTTTATTTTATCATTATATGCTTTTAGATCTTCTATATTTAACATCTTTTCAAGTTTTAGCTGTCTGCCCTGGTTCTTGTCAAAAAACGTAAATAACATTTTTTCTGATAACTTATTATCATCTATAAAATTAAACTGTTCTTCTAATGTAGGTCTATCTATTGTATCATTTTTGTCATTAGTAATATAACCATTAAACTCCTTATAAATATCCACGTGTGTTTTTTTATTAGTATACCTATCTCCTAGCTGTTTATGTTTATTATTGATAACATTCTGTATTACATTCTTTTGTTTGTCAGTTATTAATCCTTTTGGGTTTTTATTGTTATCAATAGACGAATTAATTCTATCTAACTTATACAA